TATGCACCTACCTGTTTTTGCGCCTTCTTGTGCGCTTGTCTAAATGTATCACCCATAAGCATTCTACGTTTCATATATTTCATATGTTTTGCCGTATGATGTTTAGAATGACGCTTCATAGCTCCTTCTTGACGTTTAGTCAGCTTTTGCTTTTTGACTCTCATAGAAGTCTTTTTTCTAGTTCTAGGCATTATTTAATTACGCCTCTACCTTTTAGAATGTCAGCCATAGTAACTTTACCGTCACCAGTTAAGTCTGGAAAGTCATTAGCACTATTACCACTACCTCTAGGTTCAAGTCTTTTCTCTTGGGTTTTCATGTCTCCAATCTTACCTTTACCTTTATCTGTCATTTTTCTAGTTGCGCTCATATTATACCTCTCTAATATTTTAGCAATTTAATCGTCTTCCTTCAAAAAAGACCTTAGTTTTTGTGCCTTCTCCTCAGCTGTATCAGCATGTAGCTCAGAGTCTACAATCTTTTCTAGCTTCAATGTATCAATCTTTTGGTTTGATATATAACGCCACGTGTAACCATCATCGTTATACACACCAAAAACTGTTTGGGCAAACCCTACTTTTATAATAAGTGCGGTATCACCATCTAAAATTACTTTATCACCTTCTTTGAATGACGACGTCAAACGGAAAGTAGCGCCTTTTACAAAGCCTACCGCCCAATCTTTTACAGCTAAACCAACTAATAGAGTTAGTACAAACCCTAAAAATTCAACGTAAAAGTCATTTAACGTAAGTTCAAACATAGTCATATCATACATATTCTAATGTAGTATTCTCCATAAGAAATTCAAATAATACTCTAAAATCTTCTTTTTTAAGAAACGGCACATTGTTTCTCATGTGCAGTTTTCGATACTCAGTATACGCTATTTCTAATTGTTCTTCTGTGTACAAAATCATTCTGGTTCCTCTGGCCACTCTACTTTAGAAGCTTCATCAGTATCTGTGTAATTACTAGGTAAATCTCTTAGAGCTTGTCGGTAAGTAGCCCATTCTGCTTTTTTTGCATCAGATAAGGGGCTGTCATTAGCTTGAGTCCAATCACAATTACTTAGTAAAATCCTCCTCCTAATCCTAATTGCAAGTAAAGCGTACTCAATTGGTTCTGGTATAGGTTCCCAATCAGTGCCGTTCCATTTATGTTGTAAGGAGGGTGCAGCCTCTTCTTTATATGCGTGAGTTTCTGTAGGAATATTCTCTAGTATTGCAGCTTTGTCTGTTTCAGTTACCCATTCTTTAATCCCTGTAATAAAACCGGTTGTTTTTTCATATATTGTAATTATGCCTCCCATATCTAAATATGTTGTTTAAATACAGATAGTAAAGTTGTGTCAAATTGGTGTTGACCTTGAGAATTTGGGCCAGCAAGACTTACTCCCCCCCAAACATTAAGGTGGTAAGTTCCTGTGGTTAAATAAAAACTGTTAAAAGACATTCTCATTTGTGCTCCCGAAGAACCCATATTATGAAAATCTACCCAAGACGATCCTTTATTAAACTGAGTTGAAGTAGTTGTCCCTGTGGCTCCAGAACCATTTGTTTCACTTGCAACATAAGTAGATTGAGTTGTACCTGTAGTACCAAAAGATGCAGTTATAAATAGCCTTTCATCTCCAGTGTATGAACCAAAAAAAGTAGTTTGTACTTGACCAGCATAAACTCCTTGAGTTTGGCTAATAACGGTAAAGGATACACTCCCAAGTCTTTTTAGATGGATATTGTAATAATTACCATTATGTAGTTTGTTATAAGCAAAATAAGGCGTGCTTGCTCCAAAAGTATTACCAAATCTCATGTTGTCTTCCACTACACATCTGTATCCATAGCAGACATGACTACCTCCTACATTATTAAGAATAGTGCCATCTCTATCTATATCTGAAATTATAGCTGTATTTTGGCTCTCTACTTTTATGGTAGCGAAAGAATGTGCAGTTCCTTTTAATACGCCATTTACTGAGTTTGCTGTTATTCTGTCTGCATTTAAAAAACCCGCATTAATTTTAGCAGCACTTAAATCATTTACTTTTGCATTAGTTATAGCAGCATCATCTATTTGAGCCGTACCTATCGCTGCATCGGCAATAACACCAGAAGCTGCAGTTATGGCATCAGCAACAAAAAAGTCAGTAACATTTGAACTAGAAACCTTAGAAGTGGTTACATTTATACCATTGGTAAACTGCCCTTCTATATTAGAAGTAGATACATGTCTGACCCAATAATAAAAATCTGAGTTTAAATCTACAGTATCTGCGTATACTGAAGCTCGAGTAGTATCAATACGAGTAGCACTACCTATGTCATTACTCGTATGACGCCACACTTCAGTAAAAGCAAAGTTACCAAACTGTATTGGATCCCAAGAAAGAATAATTTTTTGAAATGCACCTGTACCGGAAAACCCAGTAACATCTGGTGGTATCGTGACATCAACTCTTTGTGTAGGTATAAAAGTATTATCTGGTGTGCCCGCATTTGGGTTAAAAGGGTTCTCTAAAAAGTTTTCAGCTAGCCCAGTATCGATAAGTTCTCGCACTGTTACTGCTCTATCTTTTGGGTCGCCAAGCGTACCTAAACGTACTTTTAAAGCTTCATCAACAGCATTTAAATAAGTTTTTAATTTTGGATCAACATCAGAAGGTATAGGGGGTATAGAAGGTAGTTTTGTTGGATTCTTTGTAGGCATCAGATAGCTCTTAATTCATCTATAGACTCTCCAATACAGACTTCATTTATAGTATGCGCTCCTGATACTTCTACTTCATATACTTTATGTACACCAGTAGGTAGTCTTAAAATTGGTTCCATAATTGTTGTTGCACTGAAAGAGGTGGGTGCAGAACCTGTTGCACTAAACACGGACCCAGAGGCTGTAATTGTAGCGTCAAATATTTCTGTACCATCACCAAATACTTTTACCGTAATACCAGAACCAGAATATGCTTCGGCTTCTACTTTTACAAAGTTCATACTAGTAGGTCTAGGTAAAACAAACTGTGCGGTTTTAAATGTTTGCGTAGTATTTGTAGCACTACCTTGAAAAAGCTCTACTTGAGCATTACCACCACCAGAATCATAATCAATAAGGTACAGTTCATTATCATCAGGGTCAGTAAAACCACCTTGTGCATGACCCGTGGCTATTGAACTAATTGTTGTAAGAGCGTTCTTACCACCACGGGGGTCAAACATAAAAGCACCATAGGCAGAGCCTGTATAATATTGTCCTACATATTTACCTTGCCATAGAAAACCCTTAATTGTAGAGGGATAGAACTGTGCCTGCCATTGTTTAGGTGTAATCAATCCTTCGGTTAGTATTGCAATATCACTACCCGAAGCCCCCACTAAACCATCAGGTGAAGCATAGATAGCTAGGTCACCCATATCTACAAGTGACTCTTTATTCAAACATGCTTGTGCTGCTTCCATACGCACTACACTCATAGATTGTGGGTCTGTACCAGCAGCTATGTAAGGTGTACCTTTGGTAGCAATAAACAATACTTGTCCTGCCATAGCTATACTAACAATCTCTTCTTCAAGTGTTATGCGGTACGCTACTGGCCAAGCGTGCGGTAAAAAAGGTTCTGAAAAACAAATTCTTTTACCACTAAACCCGGCAAAAATACCGTTAGCCATAGCAGTCAAACCTAACATCTGTCCGTTAGGATAAGTGCTAGTGTCATCATCTGGTGGCGCAATCCAATAAGTAGAAGGTATCAATTCAGCCAAAGCATCATTATTTAAATTATCTGTAGTGCTTGCGGTAGCCAAAGATACTTCTTTTACAAATTGAAAATTAGTAGTGTTAGAACCGGTATTAGAACGGTAGATACGTTTATTAGCTAAATTAGTATTACTTTTAGAAGTAGCAGTGTCCATACCAGAGATAGTTACAGTTTGCCCGTCTACTTTTGATAATACCGTAGACGCCGGCGACGGTGGACCTTCTTCCCCAAATGCAGATACAAAAGTATATACATAAGATGTGCTGTATTGTGTCTGTGTACCATCATCTGTACCAGAAGTTATACTTGTACTTGGAGCACTAGTTGGCGCAGGTATACCTAACCTAAAAAAACTTCTTGGATATGCACCAGAACCAGAAGCAAGTAGTTGTGTAGAACTACCCATTTGTGGGAACCCAGCACCTGTCCAATACAAACGGTCAAAAGCATCATCTGCTACAGGACCCGGTTGTACATTTACAGCATTAGTAAACTCTAAGTTATAAACTTGCCCACCAAACTCATACCTATACAAACCAGCTCTGGTTTGTGCATTTAATGTAGCTGTTGTGCTATTACTAGTAATTGGTGTTAATACACCACGATCTAGGTCTGTATTATTCGCAGTTTGCCCTAAGCCTTCACCTAGTAATCTAGGTGAGACTTGTGGTGCAATACCATTAAAATTAACTAGCTTAAAGTAAGCCATATATTAGTCATCTCCTCTGGCTACTTTCTTTTGCTTTTCGAAAGTTCTAAGTCCTGCCATGCCGAGCATCGCCATAAGTATGGTAGACAATTGAGTAAAATCAAACTCTGGCATATCTACTTTTACACCAGATAGCGCAGCAATCCACTCACCTACAGGTAATACAATGAAGTGCACCATCATTGCAACTGAACAACCCCAACCTACAGACGGACGCCAACCGGCAACAAACCAGTTTTTACTAGCTGCTTCGATTTTATTTACTTCAATCTGTGAGAGATTAGCTGTTTGTAGTTGTGTCTTGAGCTCATGCTCAAGTTTCATTTTTAAATTTTTGTCAGCAACGAACTTATTTAGAACACTGCCAGCAATACCTACTACTGAGTTTGTTATTGGATCCGCCATAAATACCTCCTATGTGCGTAAAAAATATACTAATAATCCTATTCCTGCGGCTACGACAATCCACATAAATCTTTCTATGAATCGTCCTGTATTAGAATTGACATCGGATTGTGCTTCTACGTCGTCTAAACGTTGCTCTATCTTATCCATTCTAATAAAAAACCTGTCATTCTGTCTTAAAACGGTAGCTACTCGTTCTTCAATACGAGCAATGGAAACGACTGCGTCTGCTAGTCGATCTAGTTTTTCTTCTATTTTCTCTAGTCGTTGTTCTTGTGAATCAGCCATAACTCCAAACCCAAGGTCTTGGTCTGGTGCTAGTGGCCTCTAAAGTATCTAAATGTATAAATCTAGAGTCGCCATGTTGTTTCACACCAAGCCCGGTTATACCGTGTTTTAACGCTACTTCTATACACTTAAAGGCATCCGAACCTCGTACAAGTATATCTACAGCCTTGCCACTTGCGTGGGCTCCTGGTTGTGATTTTTTCGCTTCTATAGGATGCGTTGGATCTCTATAGGCACTTGTTATTATAAACGGAATTCCTACTTCTTCACGTATTTTTTCAAGGGTTTCCATAAATTCTGGGTCCATTTTACATATCCCAGTATGCTTACACTTAAGTTCGTCTTCAGTAAAATATTTCCACATAACTAATTATAAAATTTTTTTCTAAACTCTTTCCTTAATTTTTCTTCTTCTTTTACTTTTTGATAGAATTTTTTATCTATCTCTTTTGTATTTAATTTTATATCAACCAAGGTGTAATCTCTTGTGCTTTCTTAATATATCCTTTTACTTGTTTTATTTTAAGAGTTTTTTTATCGTAAACTAACCCATAAGTCCAAATATACTCATTTTCTTTGTCTTCTGGAAACGGGAAACTTAACTCATTTTCTTCACAATATGCTTTCATAATTTTAGGTGTGGTTGAAAAAAATACGTCATATTCATCTGCTTCAGTACCATCAGGGTTATAAATTTTCGCAAAGTAAGGTTCATTACAATGTGGTAACTGTGGTCTTGGAATAAAAGAATCTGGATTAGCTTGGTAGTTACTTGTGGTGTCATTGTTCTCTATAACCAATTTAAGATATCTCTTTTTTGAATCTAAATCATATTTAAAACCAAACCAAAAATAATATTTGTAACCCTGTTCTGGAACTTTATATTCTTTTAATAATTCTTGAAACCAATCTTTTTTGTAGTACATATGATAGACAGTAATTGTATTGTTTGATTTATAAGGTGGTCTTATTGAATGGTTAGATAAGTACATACCAATAATATTATTTTTATTATTTTTAAAACCAGAGTCGTTAGGAAATTTTTTTCTAACTAAAGATATTAAATTGTTAAGTTTATTTAGAAGCGCACCTTTACAGCCAACGCTATAATCGATCTTTACAATTTCTTTATCAACATAAACTTCATCCCACATGGCTGTATCTTTTGGTACTATTTGTACTTCGTCCCACCATTCACTAGGTATATCAACAGCTTCTTCCCCCGGTCTCCATGCGAGACTTAAAGCTTCTATGTACTCCTCAACACAGTGACCATTTATAAGATAATTTACGTTGTCTTCTTCAACGTACAATCCGTCTTCTTTTTCTATAAGTAAGTTTTTACTATCCTCTTTATTTAGTTGGTAGTATATTTCTTCTTTTGTTATCGGATGTTGGAGACTAAAACTTAGTCTAGTAAAAGCAGAATTATTCTCGTCTACATCTGGATAAGTGCCAATGACCTTACTATATATGGGTTCTTCTTTTATTTTTATTTCACTCATTAGGTAAATACAACGTTTATAGAGGTTCCTAAGCCAGGAAAGGGAGGAAAAGAAGCGCTGTGTGTTAAAGCTATAGGCCCTATATTAGAGACAGACAAAGAATCCCACTCCCAGCTAGAACCAGTGGTTGATGTTCCTGCAAAAGTAGCAGCACTTCTTTGAAATGCATTTCCATCAACGGTCATCGTGGTAAAGCCACCATTGCTAGTGATGTTGCCTATCACTCGCAGTTGTAACCGTGGTGTAAAAGTTGCGGGGCTTTGACCTCTAACATCACAACCGTGTATTTCAGCCCCAAACAAAAAGCCATTAGTAGCCGTGGTACCTAATCCAGAAGAAGTTGCAGTTCCACCAGAGACAGATCCATACCCTGTAATAACATTTGAATCATAACCCCTTCTCGTGCTTGTTGAGGAAGCACCATATTGAGGAGTACTTGTAGTGATTTTGGAACCAACTACCATACCCATAGTAAAATTTGAAACACTTGAAGCCCCGTAAAAATCTCCAAAATCTATATTAGTCCCTAACGTACTATTAATAGTTTTACCGGCAGCAGCAGTTAAACCTCTAATATCAGAATCATTTAAAGAACAAGTAGTACCGCTAGTACCACCAGCTTCAACATGAATTTGGTCTAAAGTTAATGCTCCACTAGTAGCTAATGGCATTATTTACCCTCTAATTCTTTTACTCTGGCAGATAATTCTTTAACTGCTTCAATTAATACTGCTGTTAATCTACCATAATCTACAGATTTTAATTTGTCTTCAGTTTTGCCTGTAATAACAATCTCTGGTAATACTTTTTCTACTTCTTGAGCTATAACACCAATACTTTTTTTATTATCTTTGCTGTAAGACACACCCCTAAGTTCATTAACTTTAGCTAAACCATTTTCTATGGTTTCAATATTATCTTTGAGTCTTACATCTGAGAAAGCTGTAATATTTCCGTCAGCTACAATATTACCTGAACTATCGAACTCAACTTCATTGTTCCAAGCAGAGCCGTCATAATGATGAAATGCTAAAGTAGTAGAAGCTGTAGTTGGGGGATTACTACCACCTGTTGAACCTATCGCCCAAAAAGTGCCGCCTGTTCCTGCTACTTGCAGATATTGTCCTACTGTGTCCAAAGCAACTAAATCTGAATTAAATATAGCTCTACCACCTGTGGACATATCAAATCTTAGCGGTGTTACCGATGAGCCACCATCATTACCAATAAATTTAATATCTCCATCTTGGATAGGATTTTGTATATCAAAATCGTTTGTGCCTGTAGGTCTTTCAAATAAACCATAAGCAGTACCTTGGTCTTTTAATATAACAGTCCCTTTACTAGCACCTATAATTTCAGTTCTGTGTTCTGATTGAATTGTGAAATCTACATTTGTAGCACCACCGACAAGTTTTTTACCAGAGGCAAGTTTAAATTCTGTGCTTACAAATCTTCCAACCTCTGCATTATTTACAGCAAAAATAATTGGATGGTTGGTTGTTCTTTTAAATTCTGTGTAGTTTGAGGCATCATTGTAGACTCTGAAAAGAGCAGTTGAACCTATACCAAAATCCATTCTTGCAGCATTTCCTCCAGATATTTGTACACTAGCTGTGTCACTTGAGTCGCTTATCGCAAGAGCTGTTCCTGTATAGGTTATGTTCATAGGGTTAGTTCCACCTGAACCAACGCCAACTTGAGGTTTTGCGCTTGTACCATCTGAAATTTCAAAAACTTGGTCTGTACCTAAAGTTTGTCCTTTACCAACTACAAATTTATCTCCAGAATCTCTAAGACCAATATAATAATCTGTTGTATTACCATCAAAAATAAGTTTGATATCCTCTTCTGCTCCACTACCAATAGTGAAACCTGCACCGGCATCAAATAGTTCTACTGGTACTTTGGTGTTAGCCATCTTGTTTTTCCTCTGTTAAAGATTCTTTTAATTTATCTACAAATACTTTATTAGCAGCATGTCCTACATCAATGTCCTTTCTAGCTTGAGAAATTTTTATTTGTTGTTCTTGTATTAAAGATACAAGATATTTTTGTTCCTCAGACATCGTGTCTAAGTCGTAATCTTTACCATCAAGATTAATTTTATTCTCCACTTTCTAACTCCGTTATTTTAACTTTCAGTTGTGCTTCTGTAGTCATCGCATCGACATCATTTGTAATATCTCTTAGTCTTTGTTTTTCTGCCACAATATCTGTAGTATCTGCACCAGTTTCTAATGCTCTTTGAAACTTAACATCTTCTGCTTCAAGTAAAGGTTTTCGATCTAACCTTAATTTTTCTTTTACTATCTCTTTTGCTTTTTCTATATCTACAGTTATCACTTTATTCCTCCGTATTGTCTGGGTGAAGAGGGTCATCTGCAAACATAAAATGTTTATCGCCAACCCCATCTGTTAATAGTTTCTCATCGACTGTCCAAGCATCTCGAAAAGTTATGTCTTCAGGGACTTCGTCTCTGTTAATTATCTTGTAAGGTTTACCTTCAGGAACATCTTTTTTTGCGATTTCCTCTAGCGTATGAGATTTCAAACAATCTTCAGTGGGCCAGAGAATCATAACCCCGCCATTATCTTGTTTATAAATTATAAATTTTTCTTCCATTTTTATCTCACTACCATGGCACAATAGTCCCCTGTGCCATTGTTACTTAGACTCTGACTATTTGCACCCCCAGTTGGTCCATAAGCTACCTCAACATAAGCTACATTTACAGAACCAGAACCTATATCTATACCTGCAGCACATGGGTTGTGGTTAGTAACCCCTTTAGCCGCAGCTGCTACAGCATAATTAGTATCTGGCATATTATTAGTAAAGTTCATTTGATATCTTCCAGCAGCAATATAACCAATACTAGATACATTACCCGAACCATCTATTATTCTATTAGCGGAGGCGCCTCCCCCAATGCCTGCGTCACCTTGAAATTTTACCCACGCTCTAACACCATAAACAGTAGTTATAGAACCATATCCTGAATTAAATTGAAAATCTCCTGCGTGTAAGAGATTCATACCGCTTGAACCAGATTTAAAGATTAGGTCTGCACCCGTATTTGTAGAGTTATTACCAATCGAGCCCCAGTTATTCCTTGCTTGATTGTAGAATCTAAGACCATAAGTTGCATTATACTCTATTGCAACTTCTCCTCTTATATCAAGTTTTACATCAGGACTATCAGTTCCAATACCAACATCTTCTCCGCTGGTTATATTAATAGCCGTAGCATCAGAACTGTCTGAAACTCCTGTATTTAATAATCCTCTTGATACTTTTGTAATTGCCATTATTCTATTTTACCTTCTGTTTCGGGTTCTTTGTAATCTGGATGTTGTGGGTCATCTAAAAACATAGAATGTTTACCGCCCACACCATCTGTTAATAATTTTTCATCAATGTCCCAAGCGTCACGAAAAGTACGATCAGTAGGGATTTCACTAAAATCTATTATTTTATAAGGCAACCCAGAAGGAACATCTTTCTCTGCAATTTCCTCAATAGTATGTGTCTCGTTTGGATTTGGGTGTACTATTGCAATCCCTTCTTCATATTTATAAACAATACATTTTCTCATAATCACCTTATCACTGCTATGTTTAAAAGACCGTTAGTAAGTTCTTGACCTACGTTCGAAGCATCAATTATTCGCACATCTACAGAAGATGTACTGTATTGTGTAGAAGAAGGCGGGTTCCCCTCAATACCTACAAAATTATTATTATTACTAGCCGCACCTAAAACTACATAGTTATCGTCTACCAGATTAGGACTAAAATTAATTTTGGTATGTCCTGCACCTGTTAAATCTGTTGCTGAAGATACCCCACCAGCACCATTAAGATTCATTGTTGTTTGATTAATTTGAGCCCAAGCTCTAACACCATAAGCTGTATGAACACTACCATATCCTGAGTTAAATTTTAAATCACCAGAAGCATCAATTCTCACTCTTTCTGTATTGTTAGTAAGAAATCTCATATTAGAATTTTCACGATTCCTTAAAAGAACATCAGGTGTTGGCCCTTCAACGATAATATTAAATCCATCTGATGTTGTAACTCCAGTAGAATTATTAGTCATTGCAAAAACTATGTCTCCAGAAGTAGGACCATGTATGTGTAAAGGTCTTACTGGACTTGAAGTACCGATACCAACATTTCCTGCATTGTCTATGATAACCCTCTCACTTCCTGCGGTGTCAAACCTTATCTTATCCTCGTCAGAACTTTCTTCTACTTGAACTTTTGTATCAGCATCAGTATCACTCAAAATAGAAGCTGTATTAATTGGAAGTTTAGTAAAAATAAGGGCTTCAACTGCTACCCCGGTTGGCGGAGCTACACCAAAAGTTAAAGTAGTACCCGAAATACTAAAACTGTCTTTATTCTGATAAACACCATCAAAAAATACCTGCACACTGTTTTCATTTATAGGCATAACAGGTAAAGTCAAAGTAGTATCACTATTGTCACCAGTCATAGTAGCAAGAAGTACATTACTAGAACTACGTGATCCTTTTATAGAATAAGCAGTAACAACCCTACCAGAAGCAGGAGCAGTGGCTAAAGTTAAAGTAGTACCAGAAACTGAAAAACTATTGTGTGCTTGAAAAACACCGTCAATAAAAACTACTAAATCATTTTCGTTAGCTACTTCATCACTTAAGGTAAAGTCTGTAGTAGAGTTGTTAGCAGTAGTAAAAATGTTTGTATGAACAGTATTGTCACTCCTGATTTCGTCAATTGTGCCAGAAGTAAATCTTAATTCTGCTTTATCTCCTGAAGCAAAAGCTCTAGCAGTAGTACCCTCTTGAGCTCTAATTACAGTTAAATTTATGTTACCTGAGGCCCCTGAACAAGAAGTAACTTTTACTATTTCATTGTTAGTTTCGTCATCTAGAGTTAGCAAGAAAAAAGTTCCTGCTCCTGACAAATTTACTGCGGGGAATACGCTACCTTCCGTGACCGGAATAGTGGTTGTGGAGTTATTTACTGCACTTGATAGTGTAGTTTTGGCATTGTTTTTAAAAACAATTCCCACAGTGAAACCTCCTTAGCTTAACTAACTGTCACTGTCCAAGTGACTGTCATACTGTCTTGTGCACCTTTGTTTACAACTGAAAAAACTGTTCTACATAGCATAGTACCACCAGAGCTAGCATTTAAAATAGCTGCTTCGGTTACGGCACCAGTAGCAGTTCCTGCTGGAAAAGAAGCTACATAAGTAACTACAGCATTAGAAACAGTTGTGCTTGTTAATGCAACTCTACCTAGTTGGTTACCTAGAGCAGTATCGCTTGCGGCAGCAGCAGTGCTTCCAGATCCTATAGCCATGTGTGACATAGCAGTTGCGGTAGTATCTTTCATACGAGAAGCTACATAGCCTTTACCGGCAGTAACAACTAAGTTATCAACTTCTTGTATGATTTTACCGTTAAGGGCAATAGCTAATTTACCCTTAAGTTTTAAACCATCATTTATCATGAATATTCCTCAATTAAATTTAACTGTTCAATACATAAGTGTTTAGTGGACTTGCGTTAAGTACACTAGAAGCACCCAATAATAGGGCTACCTGTATAGACTCGGTTATTGTAGCACTATCGCTAGGAGTTGTGTCAAAACTTATTGCTAAGGCTTCTGATACCGTAGCTGAATCAGTTGGCCCTAAATTAATAATAAAGTTTAAAACCTCTGAAACATTTACAATATTGTTTTTATTTACTCCAGACTCTGTAGCTAGATCATCACTTGCACTCGCAGTATCATCTAAAGCATACCCATCTGCAAACGCGCGAACAAAAGTTATTACATCGGCGTAGTTTTCACTCATTGTTACAGTATCAGAAGGGTTTCTACCGAAATCACTAACGTAGTTTTCACTGATGTTAGCCGAATCTGACAGAGGTTTGCCGACGTTTGTAGCATGAGTTTCACTAATTGTTGGAGTTTCAGCTAACGCTTTACCTAAAAGATATCCTAAAGACTCTGTTATAGTAGGAGCGTCAGTAAAATCTCTAGAATAAGCCACTAGCCTAGAAAAAACTTCACTTATCGTAGGGGAATCAGTTAAAGCTTTACTTGTGTTTAGTATTGCTTCTTCACTCATAGTCGTTGTGTCAGCTACTCCTTTGCCTAAGCTATAAACTTGGTTTTCACTTATAACTACAGTTAGAGCTTTATCTTCTTGATATCCTGGAGCAAAATATAAATTTTTAGAATCAGCGTCTAATAGGATATTAGCAGCTGATAAATTAACAAAATCTATTCCGTAATTTAAATTTATAAAATTAGTAAGTGCTTTTATATTAGAAAATACTGTAACTTGCTCTAACGAGTCAGTATCTACAACAGCGCGTAACTCAGAATAAGATAGTGTTGCTCGTAATGCCATTAATCAAAGTCATCACGCACTTGAAATTTTATTAAATCTTGTACTGTTTGCACACCACCACCACTGGTTGTGTGTTCTATTTCACCTTCAAAAGTACCCGCAGTTGTCCAAGTAGAGTTAGGGAAAGCTACTGTAACCTGCCCGTTTGCCGCGCTTGTAATCGTAGCCGTAATTGTACTTAACACAGAAGTAGATCCTACTTCACGTATTCTAAAACGTACCGTACTACCAGTAAGATTTATTGCCGCCCACGTAGTATTATCCTCTGTATCTAAGGTTTTGCCAGCAGCTGCAGTATTACTGTCTTTTAATGTAAAGTTCAACTCAGGTAGAGTATCACCTACTACTAATTTAATTGTTGATGAATAAGCCATAATTTACCTCATTATATATTATTAGTATACGCTCGCAAAACCCGGTATAAAGTCCTTAGTCTGCACATCACCTTTTACTAAATCTTCAACTCTTTGTGCTGTTGGGCCTAGTAAACTTGTATAAAACTCATCACCAAACCTACCTGCTTCGAACATAGGGAACAGCATAGTGTATGCCCCGAACACCCCAGAACGGTCAGAAGCTTCTAATAGCCACTCACCATAACCCATATCGTTTGTTCTAAATTTACTGGAATCAAAACTAAACGCTTCAGTCCTATCATTAAAGTCTACAGCGCTCGATATAGGCGAAAGGAAATATTTTAAAAGTTCTCGTAGTTCCATACCAATCATCGCTAGTGGTAAAAGTGCAGTCGAAGCAAATATAGCTGGCATTGCTGCTGCAGATATCTTACCTTCTCGATTAAATGTACTTTGTGTATTTCTAATTACACCACCTACGATATTTTTACCATACGCATAGAAGAATGATTTAAGTTGGAATATTAAAGCTGTGTACGGGTTAGAAGCCCATGCAGGTCTTTCTGCAGCATTTGGACGTACAATTGATTCTTCAGTAAATCTAGCTATCGCATCTTGTACCGTTTTATGTTGTGGGTCACTAAAGTCCCAACCAGACTTTTGTGCTGCTTTTATCTGTTCTGCAGTTACTCCTAATTCAGCTAAGTATTCTTTTGATTTTACAGAGTTATCATTAGCGTGTTTAATTAAAAACTGTCTACCCATACCTGCAGCATATATTCTAGTAAAGTTTGTATACCACTCTAGTCCTGTGTATTTAAAAAATTGTTGGGTGTAATACTTTGTACCTTCTGTCATATACCCTAACTCACCAGCATTAATATACATCTGAGATATAGAATCAAAACCAATAACACCTACATCACGAGCAAACTGCTCCATTTCTTTTCTATTATTAAAGTAATTAGCTATTTGAGTTCTAAATTCTTTACCAAAAATACTCATCTCTTTAGACCTAAGTACTGGCCCAGCTAAATCTGGTAAAGAAGCTACCGTAGCAAAAGTTAAGTAAGTCATAACATTTAAAGCTAGTAAATAACTTTGAGTAGTTCTTAACCAACCCGGCATGTCCATACCCGCTTTTCCTAACATGGCTTGTACAGCTTTTCTTGCACGCCCTCTGTCTCTTTGGCTATCAATACGATTAATCATAACCTCAGCCGCTTTCGGTCCAGAAACTCTTTCGCCTACATCAAACTTCTCTAAATTATTTCTACCATTTGCAAAATCACCTTGAGTTAAAGTAGTAGTAACTTTATTTTTAAATTCTACTTTTTTAACATTTTCAGCAATATATTTTCTTATTGCGTGGTGCGCAGGGATAATTAAATCTCCAATACCTTCTATATTACGTAAGTCAGCATTGTTAGTTATGTTAATAAATTTCTTCTGTCTATCTTTTTGCATACCTATAGACAGGTCAGCTGCACCTTCGAGTCTTATTGCATCAGAACTTTCTGCCTTAGCTACCATAGCTTCTACAGAAGCCAAAGATTGTTCAAAAGTATCATCAGGATTATATTTTTGTAATACCCTTGCCAAAGCCTCTCTTGCTTCGGGCTCTGCAGCTAACTTAGCTATATCATATTGTCTGGTAAAGAACACCATGTTTTTTAGAACTGTTGGGTTTTCAGGATCTAACTCATTTTTTAAGATGTAGTCATCATAAAAAGTATCAAAAAACTTAAGAACTTCTAATGCTTCTGCACCATCTACTTGAATAGAATTACCATCTTTATCTAATACAGTAAGGTTGTCAGCTGCTGCAGCTCTTTCTTCTTGAGGTAAAGCTGCAAGTTGTTCTGCACCCTCTAAGACGCTATCAATTCTTTCTAAATCAGCTGTAGTCGGATCTTTCTCAATATTAAAAATCTTATAAAAATCATTGGTGTATCTGTACTGTACAACAGGGTGGTAATTAAAAAATCCAGTGGTTTCTGTAGTTTGTGACCTAGAATACAAAGCTTTAGCCAATTCAGGGTTTACTAAACGTAAGTAGTTGTCTGCAGGAGCTAATATGTAAGTAAAAAAACCACGTACATCTTTTGCAAACTCGCTTCTTAATATTTTTTTAGCTAGTGCATTAAAACGCGTAGCATTCTTTTTACCCACCATTTTACCAATCATCTGAGAAGTACTGTCTACCCAATTTTTTATATCCTCTTGTTCCGTTACACTTGCAGTAATATTGTCACGTGTTAAACCGTTCCTATATGCTTCTACAACACCATTTGCATAATCAGTAAAGACTGGGTTTACTTCTCCATACCTTGCTCTAATTCTTTTATCAAAACTTTGCCAAAGTTGTTTTATTTTCTTAGCAAGAGTTTGGAAGTATTTAAAAGCGCTAGGAGCCATAGGTGTAGAAGGTTCCATAGTAGTAACCGTCCCCGCACCCTCTTCCAATAAAAACTGCGACATTCTGTCAGCGTACCATTCTTCAAAAGGAAATCCTCGAGTTGCATATTGATCTTCTACTTTTTTAAATTCTTTAAATAAAATTTGACCTGTTCTCTCATTTGCTTTATTTACTTTCTTATCTGTTCTTTGACCAAAAGCATCTAGTCCAAGTCTAGTCATTTCTTCTTTAAATATTACGTGACCTAACTCATGCCCTAGTACATAAGTAGTGGCAATATCATTAGCTGTTTTATTAGTCCCTCGCAGTGCTTGAGGGTTTACGATAACTACATTTACTTGCCCTCCAGCAAAACGCATGGACATACCGGGAAGATTCCTTTCAATCATTCGTTGTTGCATTTGTTTTACTGCTTCTGCTACGGTACGAGATTCACCATCACTATTCATAGTTTGCATCTCACTACCGTCCGGATTTTTAAGATTTAAATTAACTGAGTCTTCAGCTGTTACTACAAAAGTTTTACTGGTAACTTTAAATAAATCTTTTAACTTTCTATTCATTTCACCTATAAAACTCTCTCCAGTAAATTTTCTGTCGCCTTCTTGTAAATCAAATATAGCTGCAGCATCTGGGCTTGCCTCTACTCCAGCTTCTACATTATTAAGATTAACCTCGACACCAGCAGGATTAAAAGTTGGAGTGCCTTCAAATAAATCTATTTCAGGTGCGGCTTCAGTTGCAGTAGGGGTAGTGTCTTCTGCTCTAACTCTTTCTAAGTTTCTTTCCGCACGTTGCTGTTCGGCTTCTCTTAAATTTAAGGGTACATTACCGGAATCAGTTTGCACTCTTTCTTGAGTCTGAATGAATTCATCTCTTTTTTGACCAATCTCATACTCAGTAACAGGTAAAGTCCCTTCTTGTGCTGGTTGTTGTGGTAATACTATTAACTCACCATTATCATCAAATATTTGCGTAGTCATTTCGGGCACTACTCCGGTAGGCCCTTCTACTCTAAGATCTCCAGCTCTAGCAGTAGACTCTCTCATAGCTACAGACTCATCTCGACCCCCTTGTTGTACTCTAGAATCATCTTTACCTAATGTTTGGTTAATTTCTCTATTGTAAGTATTTATAGCTTGTTCTAATGCTGCTACCTCTTTTTCAGATAACTTAGGGTCATTAAGTTTCTTGTTAAGTTTTTGTATTTCAGTTAGTTTTCCAACAATGCCTTGAGGGTTAGTGGTTGTAAAAAATATACTCATGTCCCCACCTTCTTCACCATATTGTGCTTTAGCACGTTCAACAAGAGCTTCGCCAAAAAGGTTATTCTCTGGGTCTTCTTTTAAATTATTTAATATTTCTGTGTAGTCTGAAAATTTTTCTCTTGCTGATTTTTTTGCAGAAGTGATATTATCTACGTCTTCTAACATACCTGTTAAAGACATAAATTGAGTAGGCGCACCCGGTTCTGATTTAGATCTTCTATAAAGTAAAGGCACCTCATATATAGTAAGTGGAGATTCATCTAAACTTACAAACTCAGAACCTTGTTTACCAAAATCTTTTTGCACCACAACTTCAAAACCTTGGGCTTTATAGGCTTCCAATATATCAGGAACTACTCCAGCAAAAGCTTGAGCAAAAGCCTGAGAAGGATTTAAACCTGATTCTTGAAGTTGATTTCTTACTGTGTTTAATTCGAGGTTTATCTCAGGAAATATTTGTAAACCGCTAAATAGAAGGGTATGCATGTTTACAGATACATCTTGATTAGCAAACAAAAACTTCATATCCCCATATCCCAGTGTAGTGGGAGCGTTGCCATTAGTAACTTTTATTTTAAATCCAGGAGTTGCTTGAGATTGTCCAGTTTGTTTGTTTTTAAATAGAGATTCTAATACGGCTTTTTCTACTGACTGAATAGACACTAACTCAATATTAGGATTTGTTCTAGTAACTAAAGAATAAGTACCAGAGTCCGATGGAGTAGTAACAATTGCAATATCTGGCTTAGTTGGTTGCTGTTCAAAGTAAGCTTTTAAAAGACTTAGACTTAAAGTTTTCATTCTAGGAGAGTTAACATCTTGTTCAACGCCTCCCCAATATGTTTTTTCTTGGTCTGTTCCTAACTCATCTAAATATCTTTGTCTAAGTCGTGCTAGTTCTTCATCAGCTGTTTTATTTTTACCCTCTTTTGTTTCTGGTCTAGGTTCATAGTTTGTTTTTTTATAAGTTAGAGGGTCACTAAATTTATATGTTTGGTTTGTATCTCCTTCTGACTCTGTTCTTGCTACTAACTCAGGAGCTATAGTAACTCTAGCTTCTTCTAATTGTTGTCCAAACTGCCCTCCTTGTCCTTGCCCACCAAGTCTACTTAAAACAGTATCTATATCTTCTCCAGTTCTTTCCGCTTCTTTTCTTGCGGCATCAACTAACTCACTTGTGTTTCTAAAAACAGGAGCATCAGGATCATCGTCTAAAGTAGTGTCATCATCTGCCTCAAGGTCGTCCATAGCGTCAATATCTGGATCATTAGGGTCTATCATGTTTCTAGTGTCTTCCATGGCAAACGCTTCTACTTGAGTGTTCGGATATTTTTGTTGGAGTTCTGTAACTGCTTGGCTCAACTCCTCAGGAGTTGTAGACACTTGTTTCTGCGCAACAACATTACCATCGTTGTCTTTTACACTAATCATGTGAGTAGGGTTATCAACTACATCGACTAATTCTTCGCTGTCTAATGCTTTAATAATAGCTTGTTCGTATTCTTGTTGTTCGCCTATAGTTAATTCCTGATTGTTACTTGCTTTAGCCATATTACGTACATGGTAGTTAGTGGCTTCTTGTAAACTTTCTTTTGTACCGAGGACAATTCCTTGGCCTCTATATGGTAAAACAGTGTCTCTATCACCAAAATCAATACCTGCATATACTTCTCGGTAATTATCTTCTGTGACTCCGGGAAGTAATATAGTATTTTTATTTAAGTTCAACTCTCCTTGAACTTGATTATTATTTTTAGGTTCTGTATTTTGTAGATTACCTATTTCATTTATAATTTCTGTTACAGTTTTATTTTTGCCCTGTTCGTTCAGTCCTGTTGAAAGTAGATTGTTTGCCTTCGATATAATAGAAGTTGCAGCCCCTCCTGCTCCACCTCTAGCACCACCAGCAAAAAACCCAGCAAAGGCTGCTTCCGCTAATCTTAGTTTTGCGTCTCGTGCAGAGTACTCATCATCAATAGCAAATCTTTGAGCTATCCCTAACCCCTCTTGACCTACCTCAGTAATACCTTCAGTAGCACCGGAACCAACAAAACCCTTTCCAATATCTTTTATAGTAGAAAAAAAGGCATTTTTTTGGGGTCCACTGTATTTTTGCAATACGTCTAGTTGGCTTTTTGTTAAAGATTCTGCCCCATTTTTTTGGAATTTTTGGAAAAGGTTATACATTTTCTTTTCATTTTTACTTAAATTAGCAGTACCCATAGTTTGTGCTTTTCTTTCTAAAGCAACTAAAGGAGATTTTTTTAGAGCATTTTTTAATAAAGCACGAGCGAAGATAGTCTCAGAAGCAGTACCTAATACCGCTTGTGGTATCCCTAAAAGAAAGGATTGTGCAGCTTCCGCCTGAGTTAAATCTATACCAGCTTCTTGATATTCAGAAGCTGCCTGTGAACTACCTACTACATATTCTTGACCAAACGCTCCTGTTATACCCCCTCGTTTTGCCCATTTTAAATAACCAAAACCCTCATTAAATATTACATTTTCATCTGGAGTTAAAACTTCATTTTTAGCTTTTTTATCTAAAACAGCTTTATACAGTTTATCTACCCCTCTTTTACCAGCAAGTCTGAGCCCACCTTTACCAATCATACCGGCAGCTGCACCACCAAACCCACTAGCTACAGAGCTAATTGCCATAGGAGTAAATTGTCCTATCGCTTTTGTTACCTGTGTTAAAAATCCACCAAAAGTAGGTTCCTCAAGAAATTCCTCAAATGGTTGGATTTGACCTAAAAGTTCTGAAGAATAATCATCATAACTTTCAGCTATAGCTAGATTTCTTTGAGCTGCTTCATCAGCACCAATAATTAAATTTCCAAGGCCTTTAAATCTATTAAAATCGGCTGTTAACTGAGCGCCTCCTCCACGCACTGCCTCAGCGAATGTCTCACCGAAACCTTGTGGTGAAGTATCAATTAACTCGCTAACGTTGGGATTTTCGGCTTGTGCTACTGCTTGTTTTTGTCTAGAGCTAACATCTTTTGGGTTTCCTAGGATAAGGCTAGCTAAAGTTTCATCATCTCTGTACGCCATATCATTTTTTAGAGGTGGCTTCAGCTTGGCTGATGTAGTTATTGTCGTTTGAAATTGCTATTTGAGCCAACTCTGCAACTGCTTCTGGCCCATATGTAGCTTCAAATTTGTTTGCCGATTGGAAACCTGACCCACCTCTAAACCCAATAATCTTATTAGTAGAAGAAGGTGGCCCACCATTTTGTGTTACAACATCAACGTCTATTTTTTCACTCAAAGAAAATTCATTAGGGCCTTTCGCAAACCCAAGGGTAAATACCTCTTTCCAAAAACCTGGTTGGAGTTCTTCTCCAGACACTCTTTTTAATAGAGCCACTCTTTGTGTCAATAGCGCACTAAGATCAACATTGTTTCTTGCAAAACCTTTCATGTTGTTATACAACTCATTTATTCTAGGTAACTGGTCTTTAAAAGTTAAATCATCGTCTTCAGCTATTTTATTTAAAAAGGAGTTGTAATCTGCAAAAGCGGTTTTAAAATCATCTGACGCATCGTTTAATTGAGTTGAATTTATTGCATTATTTATTTGTTTAGCTTGATAATTTAAAGCGTCCGAGTTGTATCTACCCGTCTCCACTAGACTATAATATTCTGGAGTTACTAATCTTTTGTATGCAGCACTGTCTGGATTCATGCTAGCCGTAGCAATCATATGTAGCCCTCTTGCATAGTGCTGACCGCCGCGTTGTGCAGCGCCTTTATTATAATTAGCACCAGTAGGAGAAGCCGAAAATATATTTATTAAACTTTGTTCATCTTCAGGTGATAAATTTACTTTTGCTAAAAGTTCCGTTATTTTTTCTTCATTTCCGCTTCGAATAGCCTTAGCAAATTGAGCTACGTCTCCTCTAGTAAGAGTTTTATCTATTATGTTTTTAACTTCAGGTTCATACTCTTTACCATAAACAGCCTCTTGATTAATAGAGCCATCTTCATTTAAGTATTTTGCAGTTAAGGCTTCGTTATCTAAATTTTGTAAGTCATCTATAAACACGGGGTTGTTTTCTAAAGCTTTACGGTCATCCCCTGAAACCTTAGAAATTGAATCTAAAAGTGTATTGGGTACGCCCGTTAATCCATTTAACTGTGTTTTAGCATCAATAATATTATCTATAGCTTTAGATCTCTTCTTGTTAAAACCTTCTGAAAGGGGACCTGTAGCGTTTGCTGCTTTAAGCGTCGCATCTGACAGATCAGTAGAAAACTTTTCAAGTCTTTTATTTAGAAATTCGGTTTTTTGTTCAATAGACGACCCTATACCTTTTGTTTGTTGACTCCTCAAAAATTTATTATAAGAAGTAGTATCGTCTTGAACATTTGTTAAAACTTTATTCACTGCGGCTGTTATAGTGGAGTTTGCCCCATTTAACTGTCTAGTTAACCTCTCTACTTCTTCTTCGTCTCCGTTTTGTTGAGCTATTGCTAAGTTACCTTTAATAATCTCTACTCTTCGTATAGCCCTGTTTGTGCTTTCTTTAAAACCGGCTTGGGCGCCTGAAGATAAACCTTGAGCTAGAACCTCAACATCTTCTGCTGTTACCTGAGACCCAGGTTTAAAATTAGCCGCAAAATTTGCTGCAGTTATTACTTTAGGGTCGTAAGGGTTAACGATAGCACCTTGCATTATATTTTGCCTATTTGGCATATCTGATAATCTATATTGCCCAAAAGGAGTGTTTACTACAGGGTTGTCACCCCCTGCTGCATCTGTAGCAGTAGGAGTTACTGCACCCGCCGCGTCTCCAGCTTTGTCTGTAAAACTCTTGCCAGTCTTAGTACTGGCTACTGAGATACCTTTGTTTTTAAAAAATTCAGCTATTTTTTCTGCATCACCTATAACTTCTTCTCTGTTAGGGTTTAACACGGTTTCTGTAGGGTCTAGCTGGTTTTCTAACAGAAACGCGTTTAACGTATCATCATTATCAGAAAACCTCCCACCGGTTTTTGCTTGGTCTTCCCTTCTCATCAACTCTATCATTGCATCAAATTGACTGTTATCTAAGGTTAGTCCTGGATCTCCAGACTCACTTTGATTACTACCGTCAGGCGTTATGTTATTACTACGCATTTTAGCGGTGCCATCCCCATCCATAGTTCCAGTTCTTACAGCGACATCGGTCACATCATTACCATCCGCACCTTGAGTCGTTGTAGTATTAACTGCATCAAAAAATTTAAACTGACCTAATTCTTGGTCTCCTAAAGTTTTAAGTAACTCAGTACCAGCGTCTTTAGGTAAAAGAGATTTAAACCTGTCTTCTCCAAATGCAGTAAGGTATCTACTAGCACTAAACCCCTTAAATCTATCTTTGTCAGCGGTAAACTCGTCCCACTGGGCTTGTGTTTTACCGCTTTCAAACCAATTTTCCGGTGGCTTATTCAAAAAAATTGCTGTATCTAACTCTTGTTTCATTTTGCCCCACGTATCTGCATACTGGTCAGCCCTTTCTCCTTGTATAAAATCTACTTCTTGTGCGCTGTATCTTCTTCCTCCAAATAGCCTTTGGAAAAAATTCATATCTTTTGCAGATTGAAATTCAGACATCTAAAGCTCCATAATCAACCATTAAATAACCAGAACCATGTGTGGTAACAGCTTTCGGAGTTTGTACTTTTACTTCTTGTGCAAGGACTCCATAAGTAGGTAAGTCACCTGCACCTAGTTTTATAGCTTCTTCACTCCACTTCCAAGTGTAAACATTATATTTGCCTTCTTTATGACTAAACTCAATATCTTTTTTCAAACGTATATCAGAAAAAATAGATAAAGGGGCCATCAAAATATTTGTAAACATATTTGTTCTAGCATTTTTGTAAGCTACTCTATCTCTTTCATACTGGTTTCTTCTTGCTACTGCATTTTCAGCGGCAGCGCCTAACCCAGATAGGGAACTTCTATTTAAACCTTGACCAATATTTATCAAGTCACCTAGAACTCTTTGGTTTGCATCTAATTGACTTAATCTAGCATTAGTTAAGCCACCAGCTAAATTTAAAGCTTCGCCCCTTTGTGAAGCTCTTTCTCTTTCAGCGGCTAAAGCTTGAGTAGACTCAAAACCAAATCTTTCTCTATTCCTTCTATTTACACCTTCAGCAATTCTTTGTTGTTGCTCGACATCTTCAGGGACTCTGTCTATTAAACTAGTATCTTCTTGAGCACGTTCTATTAAATCTACTTCAAAAGGTTTAAAGTCACGCTCGTACCTATCAAACTGACGTTTAGAAACATCAGCAAAAATATAATCAGGGTCTTTTTTTCTTTTCGCCTCTTGAATTGCTTTAATTCTGTCAAATGCGTTTTTTAATTTACCAGGTCTAAACATAATTAATTATTTCTCCTGAAAAAACCCTTATCATCAAAACCTCTTTTCATAACCATACTACCAACTTTACCAATGTTACCCATGATATTTGTTGCTCTACTTAAACTAGCTGAAGCTCTGTTTAAACCTTCTGATCTAGCTAATCTAGCTGCTTGAGCTAAGCCACTACCAGCATCTGCAGCCTGCCCTCTAGCTGTTGCTAACACTCCAACTTGCTGTTGATTTTTAACATCTTTTGCCATCATATTAGCTTGCAACATATTAGCTACCGCCCCAGAAGCTCTATTTGCTGCAGTATCTACACCAGAAACAGCACCTAAAGTAGGAGCCCCTGTAAGTGTTTGCATCGTATCGGCTTGTGCACGGCCACGTAATGTAGCGTCTGTATTAGTTCTTAACGATTCATCACGCATTTGACGTAGCAAAGGATCATAAGTTTGTTCAAAAAATGCTTGATCGGCCTGTGCTTGAGCTGCCTGCTGTTTTTCCGTTGCACTCGGTTTGTATTGAACTGGTTTTGGTTTTTTACCCATTAAATATCTTTCCTATAAACTGTAGATACTGCTTTAAATCCGTGCTTTTTAGCCGCTCTGCTCCATCCAGAACGGTCGGAATGAAACTCCATTCCTGTTATGCTGGTGTTTTGTATTAGACCTTCTAAAAACTCTACACCTGCGCCTATTATATTATACCCGGGTCTACTATAAGCAACCCAAATATATAATGTTTTTTCTCCTCCAGCATCATCTAAAATCGATACTGTAACAAAACCTGCATAGTAGTTATCCTCATACACCATGTATAACTCAGAACTACCTTTTCGCAATGCTGCGTATACATCAGCGGGTATCCAATCAGCGTAAGACTTTTCGGCTACTTTTTTAAGATCTGGTTCTATTGTATTGTAAGCAACTTTGACATCCTCTAGAGGAATATATTCAAAGACCTTACCATCAATAGTCCAACTCTTTACCATATCGTCCATACCTCTTCCTTGGGGATAAACCTGCACCTTTGTATTTTACTGTTCTTTTCACACCAATATTACCACCTCTACCTCTTAACTCTGCATCAGATACCTGAGCCTGAAACAAGTTAAAATAGTCAGCAGCAGCTACTGGATCTGTCCATTCTTTACTAGGCATTCTTAACAGCCTATAAACAGCACCATAAACAATGCCGTCTCGATAATCGTTACTAAAATTAGTGTCTATATTATTGCTAGTTCTACTAGGTTTTAAAGCTACATTTAATAGTAAACCATTTACGTTTTTTGCATTAGGCACTGGTACTAACCAAAAAGTATCCGGTGTTTTTTGTAAATACACAGTTGGTATACCTGATTTATCTCGCCAATCAGGATAATTTAGTTCTAAACTTCTTGGGCTAATAGGGTCTAAATCATTACCATCATAAGTAGCCCATAGTATTTGATGCACATCTGTACCAGTAGGTTGATCAAACTCATACTCATAGATTCCTGATATTGTAGTTATTGGGTCTAGATCATGAGTAAAAGCTTTACTTTTCTCACAAAGCTCTATAGTAGCAGAACGTAATGTAGTTTCTATTAACGAATCAGGACAACCCGGAACGTATGGTAAAACGTCTTTAATTAATGAATCAAAACTAGCCATTCATCACTCCTTGGTCAGGTTGTACCGCATCTCTAACTACTCCACCCCTAGCTAGACTTTGACTAAATATAGCAAAAAAATTAGCAGAACGTTGTTGATTACCAGCAAACTCGGCATCTTTTAGGTATGCTCTATATAAAACATAGTTTATTAGTGCATTAGCAAAGATATCATCCACTTGTATTAAATCTGTAGCAGCACTAATGCTTATTGGGTTTTTAGAATATACAACTTCTACAAAAGCATTACCCGCTACTCCCGGATATACATAAAACACCCTGGGATCGTCCCCATCAAAAATATAGTGTTTTACTTCAGTGCCATGGGTGGCATCGCCAGTTACAGTTGGATCATGCCAGTTTGGTTCGGTGCTATTTAAGGAATCTTCCGATACTACTCTAACTGTTCTACCACCGGTAGCGCTAGCAGAAGTACTCGCTACATTCCTCACTATTTTTACTAGCCTTAAACCATCTGCAGGTATTGTTTGTTCAGTACCAGTTACTAACTGTACATTTGCATGTGTAGCAGTAGCATCTGGTCTAAAATTAGCAATCTCTCTTTGACCATCACTTAAATAATCAAACAATTCGCCATCGGTCCAACGCACGCCAGTATTATCCTGAAGTATATTACGTACCCTGGATAAAATATGTTGTGCTTGTAACGTACCGGCCATCTACTTTTTCTTAGTTGTTTTAGCTTTTGCCTTTGGTTTTTCTTCTGTTTTCTCTATAACATCTTCCATTGTTTTAGCTTTAGGCTGTTCTCTTACTTCTTTAGCCCCAGCTTGTAAACAAGCATATCCAATATACTCTGGGAATTCTCTTGCTTCTCCTGCGTATAAACGAACAGCATCACCAGTTTTTAGTGATACATATAAATCTGTTTCTGAGATAACTTTCATAGTCTTTTTTTCTTCCATTTAAAACTCCTGTTTAGTAGAAAGAGGTGGTCCGAAGACCACCCCAATCTTAATTAAAATGCGCAATCTACTCTGATTACACCAAAGTCTTCATCCTGACCAGAAATGTCAGAATTGTACTTAGGTTTCTTAAGACCCATGATCTTACCAATAGAGATACCATTTTGGTTTCCATAGTCGAAAGTGTCTTCAACTATTTCAGGCAAACCGATATCTGCCATAGCAAGAGCTTGAGCTCCACAGAATAAGTTAGCAGCGAAATCAACATCACTACCAGATCCACCTTTCTGAGTACCTGAGGTACCTTGAGAAGTGTTTGGTACGTGTCTGAATTCGTGAACCATAACGCCGTCAACCATTAAGCTAGAAGATCCAGCAAATAGTTCGTTGTTTGGTCCTCTGATACCAGCGCTTCTTACGTTAGCTAAGAAGTCAGAATCTAGTTTCAGATCAGCCATTACTTGTGGAGTAACAAAAAGATGATACATCTCTTCATTACCATTTCCTCTCATACCTCTAATGTATTGGTCTTTAGCAAAAGCTTTTAACTCAACAATAGTACTGTAAGTCATCTTGTCAGTAGCAGCTAAAGCAGAAGTGTCACCAGCAACTAAACCATTAGTTGAGTCGACTCTTCTGTGTCTGTTAGAAGTAGGAGCAGTTACATCACCATTAAAGGCAAGATCAGACAAGTTAGCACCTGAACCCAATACTGGTCTAGTCGCAGTAGAACCACCGATGTTGTTGTTCTTTCTGTTATAGTCAATACCAGCCAAGGTTAAGAATGCAATTTGGTCCATTCTATCTGCCATTGCGTATGCAAGTGCGTCTCTTGAGTGCTCACGGAAGTTGACAACAGATTTTTGATCCGCTAAACGACCAGA